AACAACGCATCAGCCAGAAAGTCGGCAGCGATGCGGATATTGGCATTCGGGTGCTTGTACAGGATTTCGTGGATACGAGCCTTTTCGGCAAGACCGCGCTTGGTGCGCTTGGACATGGTGGTACCTTTCTTTCTCACTCTCATATACAATATATGGGGATGGCAAGTCGGAATTTCAAGTGTCCGACCCATGTTTTTTTGCATAGCGGTATGTGCTGGACGCATAGGCTAAGTGCTTGATATTGCTAGGGTGGCTAAGTCATTGATTTCATTGAGATCGTGGAGGACGCGGTAGGAAGCGGCTGGAACGGGTAGGCTCAGGCAGCGATATATCGCACCACCCGTTCCTGAGCCGTCTGGAGGAGAGCATCCTTGTCAATATTGGCTATATCAACCCGTTCGCAGTTGCGCTGCCAAACCCAGACCACGTCCTGATAGACATCGACAACCTTACCTGAACGTAAGGGCTTCTTTACCTTAACGTCAGAGGTGGCGATAGCCAGCTTGTATTCGCTGGAAGCGCGATATCCCATACCGTAGGTTGCAATCATCTGCACTACAACCTTCCCGACAGTGCCCTTACCAGTTTTACCGCGTACAACCTTTGCGACAGCACCCTTCTCAATATGCCGAGCCGCAGCTTCGGCTTTATCCAGCAGGTTTTGATACTCACAGTTGATCAAGTATTGCTTGAACTTTTCGCGGATTTCGTCGGTCGCATCCACCGTGATTTGGACGGGGCGCCAGCCCTCTGGATTCATGTCGTATACATTGACTAGGATGTGCTTGGGAGAGCTGGTAGCCTCATCCCAGACAATTGCCCAGTCTGCGGAACCCCATACGTCGGACATGATACGATAGTTGGTATCATGCTTCTTTTCAAGCACATAGCCAGCCCAGTTCGACTGGGTGTCAGCAAAGCCGTCGTGCATCTTGGTCCAAGCAATAGCCATTTGTAAAGTCTCCTTGTTAACTGATAGACTAGATATGGGTACGACCAGTCAAAATTTCAAGCTTTACAAACGCATAGCAGGTATGCGATGGACACATACCTGCTTACGCTACGTCATCAGTAACTGGTCTTGTTACCGTAAAAATCGTCTATCTCGTCGGCTTCATCCTGGTGCTGGACATATGCTTTTGTCCAGTTTCGGATCGGGCGTCTTTTAGACCCCTTTCGCATATCCACATAATCTTCATCATCAACATTCTCTTGAGTGCCATAGTGATTCTTTTTATACTTCATGTCAATAAGCCTTTACTAAACGTAGTCCTTTCTTGTTAAACTTCTCAGTCCAATTCATAAAAGTTTCGCCATGACTCGTTACACCTTCAGTCATAAACTGATAGTGATGAACAAGTTCATGTGCGAGAACTTCAATGAAAAACTTTTTGGATTTGTAACGCTTGTTCATACAGAGTTTTGAATATCTGTAGAGAGGATCTTTTGTATCCGTTACCGATTCATAATATGCATATGCGCCTCTTCTCCAACGAATATCAATTTCGTCTATAGGAGATAGCTTGTTGTCAAACACTTCGCGGTTAATGACCTTAAACCACTTCATGCAATCTTCCGCGTTTGTATGGTATACATCTTCGTCATGAGATTCCATAATCTTGACTAGTTGTGATCTTGTTCTTCTTTTTGACATATGTGTATCCTAAGATAGGTTCACATAATCTAGGTCGACCAATATACATTTTCAAGATCAGTCCAGAATGTTAGGAAAAGCCTCTGATACGATTTTCTCGTCTAGGCCTTTAATTTTAAGGTTCTTGAGAATCATGTTCATAAACACAACAGATTCTTTTCCTTCTAAGGCTTCTAACATCTGAATCAAAATCTGCTCTCGTCTTTCCTGAGTTAGATTTTCAGGACAACGAGGATGACCTTTGACTAACAAATACAAACGATCCAATTCTTGAATGATCGTTGAGTATCCCATTCCAGGCGGCACTTGCTCTGGCTTGTAATACGGAACCTTATCAACCATAAATTCAACACGAGGATGAAAAGCTGCCTGAAGAACGGTTCGTAGAGCAAAGTTGTCGTTCTTTTGTAATATCTCTATCTTTTCTTTCTTACCTTTGGCCTTTTCAAACTCTTCAAAAATCTCATAAATCTGTTTCATTATTTTTCTTTCTTTAAAATTCGTCCAAAACTTCAATCATGTTCCGAAGCTTCTTCTCAATAAAGTAGTTGAGCATCTTGTTCTTTGAACCAGTTTTTACAGTTTCATATGCCTCAACAATGCTCTTCTGAATATCTGCTGGAATTAGATCCAGGTCAACAAGCATTCGATTTCTTGCATATCCTCTCAGCATGGTATCATTGACGCAGAACTCTTCTGGATTCATGTGAACCCACTGCTCAAGCTTCTTCTTATTTATGACTTTTTGACGTTCGCCAATAGCGAAGACATTATCGGCAGACAGAAAGTTAGGAATACCGTCTCCGCGATCACCCTTGATGATATGTTCACGAATAAAAACTTTCGGATCTTCCGTCTTGATAAATCTCTTCAAGATCGGAGAATACTGAAGAACGTTGGGATACTTCTGTAGCTGAACAAAGTCCTTGTCTGAAGACAGAATCAACACTTCTTCATGTGGTGCATTTCGAGCAACCAGAGTTGCGATGATATCGTCTGCTTCGGCACCATCAACTTCAATGACCCTGTACGGAAAATACTCTTTCAGTTCTTCACGAATTTTGTTGAGGGTTTCAAAGATGAGATTCCAGTCAAGCGAAGATGCCTCTCGGTCTTTCTTCCTGTTGGACTTGTAGAAAGGGAATACGCTTCTGCGCCAGTAGCGTTTAGAATCGCAGCAGATAACAATGTCTCCGTACTTCGACTTGAATTGCTTAATATACGAACGAAGACTGTTAAGAACCATATGTCGAATCAGGTCTTCTTCAATTGCAATCTTTGGACTAGATCCAATTTGTTGCATCAGATTTGAAATCAAAACCTGGTTTAAATCAATCAGTATCATTTTTCACCTTAATCATATACCACAAGTATATAGTATCTATTCTTTCTTGTCAAGACCATCATCTGAGTTATCAGCACTGATCTCTGCCATGTTTTCCATAACCTGATCCATCTTGAGTCTCAGGTCTTCAAAATTCTCTGCCTTAACAAGGGTAACGTTTGTGTCAATGAAAGAATGAAGAGGATGATCTATGTTGAATGATCTATAGATCGTGGCTCTGAGTCCGTCAGCAACAAAAGAAAAGTCTCTCTCAAACGATTCGGTTTCAGAGTCTATGCCATAATTCTCTATCGCATCAATGATGGAAAGAACAAGGTCTTCAACAATCGTTTCAGCATGTTTTTGAAGACTCTTTTCTTTGGCTTTGTTGATTTCTTCAATATTAGGTGGAACTTCTCGGATAATACGATTAGTAGGAAACTTTACAATAGTTGTCATTTAATGATCCTTACAAGCACTACCTCATTATTTATGCGACCAGTTGCAGTCTTAGGCTTGCACTTGATTTCGTCCATGAACTTTCGCAGCACAATCTTGCCGCCATCCTTCAACTTGTTCAGTTGTTCAGTCGGCTTTCGCAAAGTCTTAACAGTGGAAGTTTTTTCATCCCATCCAGTTACTGTGCTACCCTTGACGTTAAGCCCAGCAGGGCCCATAGCGTTGTAAACAGCCAGAGTTCGATATTTGGTATTGAACACCCAAAGCTGGTTGCAGCCAATAATCTGCTTCGGATCGATAGACACGACATTGTAAGTTTCATCCTTTTCTTTGAACTTGAGTTTAGCCACAAGTTGAACAGGAGACTTCTCCTTCTTCTTGCGCGGCTTGCGAGTGGCTTTGACAATAGTAGCGCGAGTTTCTGCTGCCGAGACGATAGACTTGATAAACTCCACGTAAGCCCTCAGCTTTGGCTTTGTCCAGTGTGAGTAGCCTTCTTTCAATTGAGCATCTTTGCCATTCAAAGCATCGTATACCTCAGAGTAAAGCGGCTTGTAATAGTCTGCAATGCGCTGGGCAATAGCAGGCTTCACATCCTGTTGAGAAAGCCAATCTGAAGGCTTAAACGTAGAGCCGTCACGATAGTAGTTGTCAAGCTGGACTTCAAGATCAGCAATCAAATCGTTTGCGCGATTGGTCACACGTTCCTGAATAGAGATTACTGGCTTGACTTCTTCTTTCGCGGTGCCGACTTCTTCTTCGACTTCGGCGCTTCCGTTGCTGGCGGCGGCGAGGGTTCGGATTTTGTTGAGGTTTCGCTGGACGAGTTCTTCTGAGAGTTCACCGCCCAGTAGTAGTATGCGGCAATTCCAGCCAATAGTACGGCAGAGATTAGAATTAATTCTGTTGACATTTTTGATTAGTTCCTTTTCTGATTTGTGAAATTCTTTCAAATAGTCCACGACCCAGACCTTTGCTTGATCCGAGTCGTAAAAGTAGTTATACCAATTATAGGCACCGATGATCTGGGCATTTGTTACATCACCACGAAGATCGGGTTCAGATCCAAGATACTTCTCATCAGAGAACTTACCGCGAACCGCTTTCGGCTTCCTTGCCATAATTTTTCCTTAGATTATTAAAATTCCAATCTTTGAAGTCGGTAATCACACAGATTCCGTACTCAAGATATTCATAATTGTACGCTATGTCGGCAGCTTTGTCAAGTGCTTCCTCAAGATTGGAAAACATTGGCGCATCTTGGAAATATTCCAGCATCATTTCTGGATCACCCTGCCACTTGTACGTTTCATCGGAAAAGTTCCCGTAGATATTATCAATTCCTTGATGATGTGCTACTCGGAATTCTGGACCTTCGGTCTGTAGGATATAAACTCCATTATCGGCTGACATTATTCAATCTCATATTCATCAAATCTCTTTTCTTGCATAGTCTTTTCTTTGAAGTGTTTGCGCGGATTACCGCACATGTGACAAGAGCAGGGCTTTCGCGTTTCGGTCATTCTCTTTTGATGCTGTTCCTTGTGTTCTTCACCTGAGAACCAATTCTTGTACCAAAAGAACTTCTTGACCCTGTTCAACATCCTTTGATGATGATGACGGCGATCAGCCCTGCTCTTCTTACCCATGCTTTACGCCTTTCTGTTCTTGGCAGCCTTCTTTCGCTTACTAGAGCCAATCTTACGACGACCCTTACGCGGTCTATTCTTATGTGGATGTGGCATTATACTCTATTCACTCCTATATATTCAATTGTATTGATTGAGTCGAGACGAAACGACCGCCATCCCAAATTGTCTAGATCCCATACAGCCAAAACTTCGTCGTTTTCTGCACGAGGAACATGCCGCACAGTTGGCTCACTCTGCTTTGGAACATAATCTTCCATTAGAGTACAATACATTTCTCGCATTGTACCATCAGTCTTGCGAAAAACGACCTTTGCCGCACACTTTGTCAAATGTTCTTTTAGAGTAATCTTATCAATCATATCAATCATTGCCGTAGCACCTCTGAATTTCCATGAACTTATTATATTCATCCTTTACCATGTAATAAGAAAGAAGTGTCTTCATGGCATCTCGGATTTCAAGATCACGCGCAAGGTCTTCGGCTTCATGTGATCTCATATGAGACTTAAACTTGAGTTTGTTGATACTATCTGATACAAACTCATAATCTTCCTGAAGAACCTGAGCGACTAGATTGCCCGCTTCTTCAAGATCAACTTCGACCGACTTGGTATGCTTCAACGTATACATCACTTTCTCCATTATTAGTCACAAACTTCAACTTCACGACTCTGATAGCCATATCCAGGAATGTAGACTTGCGTCCAGACATAGCGACAAATTGGCTCATCATAGTACTGATTACCGATGATTGCGCCGCCAATCAGACCGCCCGCAACACCGCCCCAAAAATATGGATCATTGTAGAAATTGCCGCCGCCATTGTTGTTGTTATAATTTCGGCGATTGTCGTAATAGTAATTATTGTGCCCGCCATTCCAACGATTGTTGTTGCCATTGATGTTGCCATTGCCACGGCGATTTCTGTTACCGTTCCAACGATTGCGGTATTCTCTATTAGGTCTTACATGCTTGTTCGGTCTATAGCCGCCGTGATTGCGCTCAACTTTGGTAATATGAGGCTTTGGCTTACGCTTATTATTTCCTGCTTCTGCCATTGGTGCTGCGAGTACACCGAAAGCTAATAGCGCGATTAGAAAA